GCTGCACTCCCTCGTTGGCCACGCCACGCGTGAAGAAGGCATTCATTGCGGGAGTTGCCGCCCCCGCGGCGTTGTTATTGTCAGTCATTATGCAGGCACCCTTTCGATCTGGATGTTTGTGGAAGTTGCCGCGTTCAGGAGAGCCTGGAACGGCATGCTCAGGGTAATGGGACCCTCGCCCTCAACGTCAGGCTGACCGCCGTTGTACTTGATGCGCGGCAGCGTGAAGATGTACTTGTTGCCAGCGCCGTCCGGCAGCTCGAACACGATGTTGGACTCGGTCTCGTTGATGAACTTGTCCAGCAGGAGCGAGTTCTCGAAGTACGCCGTGATCTGACCGGAGCAGTTCGAGCGACCGATCGACGGCCGGATGGACGCCTTCGATCCGACCACGAAGCGAGCCTCCAGGCCGTTCTCCACGTTCAGCTGAATCTCCGTGATAACGGCAATCGGCGTACCGGCCTCGTTGAGGGTACCGGTGAACGAGTCGAGCGGCGAGGTGGTAGTCGGTGCAGCGTAAGTGGCGCCAGCCACGATGGCCGTGTCCGTGGTCATGTTCTGACCGAGAACACCGAGGGTGCCGGTAATCATCGCGTTGGCGCTGATCGCCAGGGCCAGGGTGTTGAACTCGACGCCAGTGAAGCGATGGTACGGCTTGTCGATGGTGAGGATGTCACCGAAGAAGCGTTCCACCGTGAACGAGCGGCGAACCGTGCCAGCCTTGAGGATAGCGCGGAGGCTATTCACCTGACGACCAGCCGCAGCGGCTTCCACCACCATGGTCTGGCCTTCAAGCGCGGTCAGCGTCATCACCGTAGCCGTCAAGGCCGAGATGCGGAAGCGCCCGTTGTTGCCAGCGTTGGTGAAGCCACTGTTGATGACCACATCGTTGACTGCGAAGCCATCAGTCAGGAAGGAACCAGCCGAGCGGACCACCGTGCCCACGGTTGCTGAGAAGCTCTGCGCGCCAGTGGTCTTGGTCGAGGTCCAGGTGCCCAGGAGCACAGCTTCCAGCAGGTCATCGAAGCTAGCAAAGCTCAGCTCGATGTTCATGTCGCCCCCAACTTGGTAGGCGCCATGGCGGAAGTCAGCAATCTGGCGATCGTCGCGAATCTCCTCGGACTGCAGGGATTCCTTCGACAGACCCAGGGTCGTGCTGGTGTGACGAATCGGCTTGAAAGCCGGAGTAGCCGGCGTCGTCCCGTAGGTCGACTCGGCGATGTAACGCATGGAATGGCGGCTGCCGTTTGCCATGATGTGTGCTCCTTAAAGTGAAGATCAGTTGCGGGACACCCGGGCAAACCAGGTGACAGTCATGCTCACGCGATACCACCCATCGACTTCCCGCCCGCGTGAGCGGCCGCAAGAAGCCACCGTGAGCTCGACTCCCGAGTGAGCAAGTCGCTTGCCCGCTTTGAAGAAGTCTGTCAGCTCGTCCGCCTTGGCCGTCACGGCCGCCTCGCCGGTCATCAGCGGGTAATTCAGGGCGATCTGCTGGAAGCCGTCATGGCCATCCTGACCCTCGTCACCAAGCGTGGCGACTGAAGGCTGGTTCATAAATACGAACGCCGCTGCCCATGGACTCTGGTCAGTCGGCTTGTCGAATGGAGCGTTTTCAACGGCGTACGGAAGGCCGAGCGGGGAGTCTTCCACTCCCTGCATCAAAGCCTTCCGCAGTCCCGCGTACGGGTTCACAGCCATATCCTCGCTCCTATCAACGTCCCAAAGCCGCAGCCTTGGCACTCACAATTCTTTGCCACTGAGCAAGATGCCGTCGCACCATGCCTTCGGGCGCTTGCCTGCTCCAGCCTTCGTACTCAATACGCTCGGCATAGGGCAGGTTGTTGGTAAACCAGACAACATCTGCCAGGCTCCCCAGGTTGGCCATGGCTTCCGCCAAGGCCGCTGCTCCGCTCGGGTCATCTCGGCTAATCTCGGACCCAGCAGGCGAGTTGATGGTCGTCTGCCAGTTACCGCGAAGCCGACCGGTATCAACCGGCGTGGCCATAATGACCAGCTTGAACAGTTCCAGCACCGAGGCCCTACGCACCTTATCGACCTTTTCAAGGGCCTTGATGCCGAAGCCGCGAAGCTGGGATTCAAACCGACCAGCCATCTCTTACCTCCGCAACTGCAGGGCGTACACAACTGCAAGCCCGGCAGGATTCACAGGGTTGACGTCGACAATCGCCCACACAACCCCGTTGGCCTCGGCAAACGTGTCTGCTTGCTTTGGCTCTTGATTCGCTTGGATGTAAGCTTGACGGTCGCCTCGCATGATCGTCTCACCATCCACCAGTTTCTCCTCGTAGTCAACGACAACGCCGATGACCTCGAAGACTTGCGGAGCTCCTCCTGTCACAGTCCCGTTGACCGGGTCAACCGTGACAGGTGCTCCGGCCCTGCGAAGCTCACAATCCTGGCCGAACTCGGCCAGGAGCGCGTCCACAGTGCCCTTCAAGCCGGCGTAGTCGAAGGTAGCCATTGTTAGGCCCTCCCAAGTTCGCCGGAGTTGCTCGACCCGATCAAGCCTGCAGCTTGCAGAGTGAGGGTGACTTCCGGGTAGTCAGGAGTGGAGGCCGACGCAGAAGCTCCCACCGACTCACTGTACTTGGTCTGCACCTTGATAGGTCCAACCTCTTTCAAGGACTCGATGACTTTGCCGCCAGAAGCGTCGAAGGTCGGGTCCGGCATCAGAGGCTTGCCTGTCAGTGCGCGATTTGCCATCATGCAGGTCGCAGTGACCAAGGCAGGAGGCAGACCACGCAGGAACGATGTCACGCCGCCACGAGGCCATTGAGTGCCCTGCAGGCGACGAATCTGGTAGCCAACCCACTTGTACCGACCATCCAGGTAGGTCGTCGCATTGACGATGGCAGCCTGGAGCTCGGCATCGGTTCGAGCCGCAAGGTCTACCCCGCGGTCGAGCCAGTAGGCGCGTGCCGTTGCCGGATCAGTGTAGGCGTTTGCCCCGTCCACTGTTCCGTCATTGTCTTGAGGAGTGAAGGCCATGTCTTAGCCCTCACTCAATCTTCAGGTCTGAAGCGTTCTCAGCGAGCACTTGCCCCTGGTCACGCCAGTCCGCCCCGGTCACCGTGGCAATGACGCCGTTGGTGGCCTTGCGGATGGTTACTTGACCGCCCGGAGGAACCCGGACGGTCTGCTGACCAGCCGGGGCCTTCGGGGGCGTGGCGGGAGCCTGGCCCGCCGTCGTACGCGGCTTGGTCATATCGCTGCTAGTGTAGCGGGCCATGGCTATTCCCTCCTTACTGCTTTGCGGCGCGCGCTTTGGCGCGGGTGTAGCCTTCGGCCACGGCGTCGACTTCGTCGCGGGCAACCTTCTTGCCAACCAGCTCACCGAGGTGCTCGAGGTTCGGCAGGTTGTTCGACGTCCAGTGGGCATCGGTCTCGGGGTCGAGCAGGCCGATCGCCTCGGCAAGGCTCGGCTTCACGTCCGGAGCGCCGTTCGGCGTGTTCTGGGCGGTACCGGTCGTCTCGGTGGACGTGGTGCTGCCTTGCGTGCCGGCTTGATCGCCCGTGGCATCCTGGCTCGCCTGAACCTTGACCAGTTCACGCACCTTGACCTCGTCTTCAGCAGTGAAGAGCTCACCGAAGTGGGCGCTCATGGCCTTGACCACATATTCAGGGTCGGTCTGGTCGCCAGGCAGCTCGGAGAGAGCTTTGTCCAGGTCGGCGCGGATGGGGCCAGTACGCTCGCTGCGCAGCTGGTCCAGCTCGGCCTTCTCGGCGGTTACCGCGCCGTAGAACTCCAAGACACGCGCCAGGGTGGCGGCTTGGCCTTCAGAGCCGGAGTAGATGAATTCGCCATCAACGAACTCGTGCCCGTTGACAACCATGCTCCGACCGGCGTGCGGGCCGATCAGAACAAACTTCTGGGTGACTGATGCCATGATGCTTTCTCCTTCACATGGATTCGTAAGCCATTAGACCCCACTAGTTGCCCAGTGAGGTCTTCAGGGGTTTAGTTGGGACTCGACAGCAGGATCGGAGCGGCGAGGCCGGTCGTCAGTGCCGTCACGGTTGCGTCAGACCAAATGCCAGCAGAACCACCAGCTGCAGCAGCTGCAGCAGCACGCGCATTCGCGTTGGCTGCCACATCGTCTGCGACGACGATGACGTTGTTGACTTTGTTCTGCAAGGTTTGGCCGGTTCGCGAAGGCGAGAGAGCGACCAGGTACAAGGCGTTGGCCATGTGGAATCCTCCAATATACGCCCGCCGGCATTATGCCGGCGGGCTGACTGTGGACCCAGCTAAAGATTAGCCGGGGATGACGCCCTTCAGCACAGCGAGACCCTTCTCGCTGAACAGAGCCAGACCGCAGTACCACACCACGCGGGTGATGGACTCGTCCGCATCTTCCTTCTCGCCGACTTCCTTGATGTTGATACCGGCCGCCTTCTCAGCGGTCAGACCGGCGATACCGTGCGAACGGCTGCCGTCGTCGAAGGTACCCGCGAACACCGAGGTGGCATTCGACGCGGAACCCTGGGTCTGCGTGATCGGAATCCAGTCATTGCGGAAGATCGGGATGCCGCGGTAAGCCGGCACCTGACGACCGGACGCCATGGTGTACACATCGCCCGGCGAAGTGCCACCCAGGCTGCGGAGCAGCGCGAGGTACTTGCGGCGGGTGCGGCTGTGCATCATCAGGTAGTCCACCTGACCGTCCTTGTCGGTCACCAGGTCGATCAGCGCATCCAGGTCCTCGAAGGACAGGGCTGCACCGTTCGCGGCGCCGTTGTTGGCGGTGATGGTCTGACCCGCAGCAACCAGGCCGAACATGCCAGCCATGTTGTTGCCGGTGGCGTCACCGTTAATCATCTGGTCCTGGTACTTGCGACCGGCCGACTTTGCCTTGGAGGCGATCTGCACCGCCTTCTGGTCGTTGCCGTCGCCGGAGCGAGTGGCCTGAATCAGACCGTTGACCTCGGCGTCGCCGATGATCGTGGTGAGGGTCGAGGTGACCTGCGTGAAGGTCGCAGCCGCCTTGGCAGTGATGGTCGAGCCCACGCCAGCGACTTGCACATCGCCCAGCACGTTCTCGCGGTTGTACGCGAGGGCGTTGCCGTCGATGCCGTCGAAGGGCAGCAGTTCGAACATCTCGTTGACGGTGATGACGTTTTCGATGACACCAGCGACGAGTTCGTCCTGGGCCAGCTTCGCCGACTCGGCGAGGGTTACGGAAGCCATGTTGTTTCTCCTAACAGAGGTTGAGGGTTTGCTTGGTTTGGTGCCGGATCGCCCGACGATTCGACCCCGGGCCAGGCGTCACGCCTCTGCTGGGTCAGCGAGCGCGGTTCGCGGAGGTCATCCGCGCTCGCACGCTATGGTTCGAAACTTTGCCATGACGGCACCAGCTCGTAACCCCATAAACCAGCACCAGCACAGCAGTATCTGAGCTATCTGAGTCCCTCAAAGTGCCAGGTCCGTACGTAGAAAGCTATGCGCACCAAGGACTTAGAGCCATTTTGGACCGTACGAGCCTTGGACTCGGTGTTGTACCAGGAAAACACACGGCCACCGATTCAGGGCAAGGTCAGCCACGGCGTAACCGAGGTCTAGAAGCCTTAGATGGCCTAGAAGTCCTTATCCGGCTTAGAGTTACAGTCACTTAGAGACCTATATAAGGTTTAGATTACCTTAGATTAAAGGATAGATAAAATAAATAGAAAATAATTGCTTGAAGGGGCTCCCAAGCTAGGAGAACCCTGCCATAATCATCCCATCAACACGAAACACTGACTTGGAGCTCAACATGAACCGCCCTTTCGCCAACACCGCAGCCGCTGACTACGACGCCACTGTGGCAGCTGTTGAACTGCAGCTCGCCAAGCTGAAGGGCAAGATTGAAGCCCACAAGGCGAAGGCCAAGACCGACCCCAAGAATTGGGGCTATTCGGGTGACCTTCGCAAGGTTGAGTCCGACCTCGCTGACCTTCTCGCCTTCCTCAACTAAGGAGCCACATCATGACCGCCAAGAAGACCGCCTTTGCGAAGTCCATTGTCACGCAGCTCGAGGATGGTGCCATTGTGGCCATCGGGGACTGCTGTGTCATGCTTCGACTGTCTGAGACCGAAACCTATTCCAACCTCCATGAGGTGGTGGAAGGTAAGCTCATCCCGCAATATACGGAGCTGCTCGACTCGGCTCTTGGGTTTGCTCAAGCCTTCAAGCCCACTGCTGCATTCAACAAGGACCTAGTGGCGCATGCCTTCCTTTGCCAACTCGTGGCCGATATTGGCGAGGAGAACTTCGCCGAAGTGGTTCGCAAGCAGAAGGAGACACCGATTCAAGGCGTCTGCTATTCTCATGACTTCTGTGACGCCAACATGACCATGGACGCAGCGATGAAGTCTCTCGGCATCGATCCAATGCCCGAGGACGAAGATGGCATGCCCGACCGCGTGGTCGACCTTTGGAATGCTGCATGGGACCACGCCAAGACTCGCATGGAGGCTATGACCCTCTAAACAACGGCATCAGATGCACCTAGCTGGGTGCATGATTACTTCACCGACCTACCTATGGGAGAATACCGATGGATGACTTCTTTCCGTCCGACGACTACCTCGACGCTTTTGCCGAGGACGTTGGGCTCAACTCGAAGCCGAGCCGCTTCCGTGAACCGCCGCACAAGATCGCGGTGAAACGTGGATGGAGCACTATGGTGGGCAATTCCGCGAACAAGCAAGTGCCTCGCGGTGGAGCGCCGTGGACGGGCAAGGAAGACGCCGACCTGCTCAAGTCTGCTAAGCGCACGACGGACCTCGGCCGTATTGCCAAGGCCCACGGTCGGACTGAGACTGCCATCGCTTGTCGCCTCGAGCATCTCGGGTATGACAAGGGCGCTCTCATTGCCATGGACTTTGCCGACGTCGAGCTCCGCGTCGTCTCCCACATGATCGCAAACAACACGAAAGGAACCAACAAGATGAAAATGACTGCCAACCGACTGATCCTGCTGCTCGGCGCGTACCGCGGAAGCCTCGAGGCTGAGACTCGCACCGGAACCACCGCCCCGGACCTTTGCTTCCTCACCGTGGAAGGGCTTCTCGCTCAAGACGGTGTGGGCGGACACTTCATCACGGATGAAGGCCGTGTGCTTGTAGAGGGTCTGCTGGGCCGCTCGTCCTCGGCTTCCGGCCGTGATGGCGCCAGCACGTCTTGGAATGGCCCGCGCAACACCAGCATGCTCGATGACCAGCGCTTCTACATGGTTGCCTCGGGTGACTGCATGAAGGGCGGACCGCACGGACGTCCTCAGCTCAAAAAGCCGGCAATCACTGTGCAGAGCTCGGGCCGCGATGCTGAGAAGGAGGCCAAGCGCCTCGCCGATCTGAGCCGTGGCGAGAAGTTCTTCGTCCTGCAGGCTGTCTCGGTGCATGAGGTCCAGCCGCAGCCTGCCACGTCCCGCCGTCTGTGATTGGGCAAAAGAAAAGGGAGCCGAAGCTCCCTTTTCTTGCTGCCTTGCGCTTAGCGGCGCTTGGCGAGGCCCGCTGCAATCTTCTCGGTCGGCGAGAGGTCGCGCTTCTGCGGGTTGGGCTTGCCCGTGGTGGAGCCCGGCTTGACACCTGAACCGCTCGGCGCTTCGCTCTCGAAAGCGCGGCCGAAGGTGGGGCTGGCCTTCATCTCTTTCACGAGGTCCTCGACCGTCATGAAACCGCCGGAGGCGTTGCCACGCGGATCGCCAGACTCATCGATCACACGGACGACGTACTCCTCGCCTTCCTTGATGACCTTGGTCTTGGCCTGGATATGCGGGAGCAGCAGCTCAGGCACACCCTTCTGGCCGGCGATCGCTTGCACAGCCGCCGTGGTGACCAGGTACTTCTGGAGGGTCTTGCCCATGTTCTGGAGTTCGCCGTCCTTGCCCTGCAGCTGGGTCTGGAAGCCACGCTCCAGGTCCTTCTTCATCTTCTCCCAGTTGACCTTGCCGTCTTTCGACTCACCGATGACACGCTCGACCGCCTGCTTGAGTGTCTCAGCCGAGACAGCATCGTCGCCTTCAAGGCCGAGCAGCTGGCCGACAGCGGCGAAGCCTGACACGTCAGGGCGGTTGCGCTTGGCTTCATCAGCGTCACGGCGAGCAGCCTTGAGGGACTTGTTCAGGCCGTCGATCGCACCAGCAGTACCCTTGAACGTTTCACCCAAGACGTAGCCGCCGTCGCCTTCGCTGTACATCCCGCGGAATTGCTCAGGCACCTTGTCGATGCTGTCCACGGTGGGGTTCTTCAGAAATTCAAATTCCATCACACTCTCCTTCTGCGCATCACGCGCGGTTGTTGGGCATCGCGCCCGGGATAATCTCAGATTGGCACCTTAACGCCGGCGCCTATATGTTGTGGACCATTGTTTGCTTACCGGGTCGACTTCGGCCACGGATCAGTCGTCCGTCCCACGAAGCCGGTCTAGCAGTTCGCGGGCATCGTCGTCAAGCCGAGTACGCAGCTGGTCCAGGTTGTACTGGCGCCCGCTAGCATCCACAAACTTGTCGAGTGACACGCCACCGTCACGGAACAAGCGGGCACGCGTAGGGCCCAGGACCTCGTCCTGGAACTTCGCAGGCTGGCGCTTGATCCAGTCCTGGTAGGTGACATTGCTTGGGGTCAAGCCGATGTTCTCCGCAGCCCAGGCGTCACGCCGAGCCTTGACTTGCGCCCGACGATCGGCAGCCGACATGCGGGACCACTCTTTCGCGCCTGCCTCTTCACGAGCTTCCTGGGTGAAGTCCAGCTCACGCTTGCGGCGGGTACGACCGTCACGGACTGTGGGCCGATCACCCACAATCTCCTCACCGGCCAGAATAGGGACCACCGTGGAGCGGCAGTTTGGATGCGCTGGCGGGCGAGGCCCTTTGTCAATTGGGTAGACTTCACCGTCACGAGAACGGCAGACAGCCGAGGTGCGGCCGTCCAAGGTAGCTACCCAACGGACTCCGCTGATGATGTCAGCATTGGCCTCCCAGGTCGCTTGGCGGGCGCCAGTCGAGACGTGGTTCGCCGCTGTACGCACAACAGTCTCGGCGTCACGCTTGGTGATAGCCAGAACCCCGTCAGAGTAGTTCGCGGCCTTGGTCCCACGGATGCGGCGCACGATCTGGTCGTTGGTCTCGCCCTGCAGGATGCCCAGACGCAGCTGTTGCTCGATGCGCTGAGAGTCTGCAGCAGCCAGACGATCCCACCAGCCTTGCAACGGAATGCCGTTGATAGGCGACGCCACGACAGCCCTCAGCGTAGCAGGCGCTACGGTGTTGAAGGCAATCTCGACAGGCACAGCCGCAGCCATGGCATTAACCTCCCAAGTGGCCTCGACTTGAGACAACCCATTGAGGTCAGGGCGCACGTCGGCATCGACCGCAGCAATAGCTGCTGCCCGCAGCCTCCGAATCTCGATCAGCATCGCGTTTAGGCGCGCTTCTTGGAACTCGGTGAGGTTCTCCTGGAGCATCGCGACAAGCTCACGATCCGAAGCCTCCAGGAGCTTGACTGCATCAGCTGCCATGCGGTTAGAGAACCGCAAGACAGCGATCTGATGGCGGACCGTGGCGTCGAGGAGCTCCTCGTTCGCGGTAGGCATCAGTCAGCTCCAGGATTCAGTGCCGGGTCAACCGGTGGGGCGTTGGGATTGGCAGGCGGGTTGTTTGGGTCAACCGGTGGGGCGTTGGGATCGGCAGGCGGGTTGTTCGGGTCGGCAGGAGGCGTCTGGGTGCCATTGCCATTGCCAAACATGTCGCCCATCGAGCTCGTAGCTTCTTCCTTCAGCTGCTCGGCGTCTTCGTCTTCGTCGAAGTCGTCGGACAGCACTTGGCGGGACTTCATCTCCTTCAGGAAGGCCTTGCGAGACAGGTCGCGCTGAGCACGCATCTTCAGCAGAGCATCCAGCTCAGCGGAATCAGCTTCCGTCAAGTCCACATCGGTGTTAACCGTGGCCGAACCTCCAGCCTCAAGACCGAGCCAGTCGGCGGTGAACTGCATGGCCTGCTCGAGGCAGTCCTGGAAGTCCCTCACAGTCGCAGCCAGGTAGGACGACGATTCAGCCGAGTCCAGGGCGCGCCCGGTAGCTGTCTCGTCGCCAGGACGCTGACGCATGTACTCCGCGCCGTAGGTGGCCATCTGATTCTCCAAAGACTGGAGGTCATTGGCACCTGCGGTGATGGCCGCGCCGGTGTGCTCGACGTAGTACCACTTGCCTTCGGGGGCTTCAGTGGTGAGGAAGTTGTTGGGGCCGATGTTGACCTTCTGGTCTGCCGCCACACCGGACGCAGCCAGGATGGGGAAGCGGGACACAGTGAGAACGTTGCGCTGATCGCTGGCAGACTGCCAGTGCGCAACGTTGAGGAAGGCCAGGTCAGTGAGGGGCGGCTTGCACTCCATCAGACCCGAGCGCTTGCCTGCATAGAAGGTAACCAGCGGAATGTAGTCCAGCGAGGTGGTGCCTTCGGATTCGATGTGCCACTCGTCACCTTTTTCATTGGGTGCCCAGACTTCCCACATGCCGGGTTCGAGCACGCGGACGCGGACGACCTCGACTTCCTCCCAGCCGACACGCTCGACAGTCTTCTCAAGGATGCGGATGTGCGTGAGAACCTCCTGGCCAAGCACCACCGCCGAGTAGGCAGCAATGAGGCATTCAGGCTTGACGTGCACCCAGTACGGGCGCAAGCCATCAGCACGGTCGTCAGCCAGGGTGCGGGGACGATCGTCACCCTCAGCATCAGTCTTGGCTTCAGGTGTAGGATGCTCCACGAGGACATGGGAGAAGCCTTTGGCCCAGGCTTCCCGGAACCAGGAGCGCGAGAAGGCCTGCAGGTTGTTGCCCTGCATGTCAATGTCTTCGGCGTAGTCCACAATCTGAGCGGGCACGTCTTCGCCAAGCACAACCGCTTCACGAAAGGGCTTGCCTGCAAGGGTGTCCAGCGTCTGCTCAGTCATGTTGAGCAGCGTGGCACGCGACTTGCGGGCTTCGTAGTTCTTGTTGGATTCATTGTCATACTGCGGGAGGAATTCATCCCCAGCAGCTCGCATTGCTTCCGTGCCAGCAAGCAATACGTCGATCATGCGCCAGCGCGGCGTCATGCGGAGGTAAGCCGACGACGGGGTCGCCACTGTCGGCTTCTTATTGGGTGTATCTGCCATGAGCGGCTCCTCGGTCGGCGGTGTACGTAGATGACCGCGATGGTACCTCGTAAACCGCCGATTCGGGAGCCAGCAATCACGCGTCGCCTGGGTGGCGTTCCCCTAAGAAGACAGGGAAACGAGGCGCATCTTTCGACCCAATTGGGAAGAACTTGTACTTGACCGTCTTGCCGTGCCACAGGCCCGGACTCGCCCAAATCAACGCCCTGGTCGCAGCGTCGAAGCCGGTGCCAATGTTGAACTCCACACCGGCGAAAGGACCATTGATTCCCCGGACCTTCAGAGCGCCCAGTGTGTTCATGCCCACCATGCCGTCTTTCGAGTGGCCGCGTTCGGTCTGCCCCAGGAGCCCGATACTGGCCTCGTTGGAGTTGTGCAGGAGCTCCTCGAACCCGATGACCAGAGCCTCTGCATCCTCAAACCGCTTGAGTTTCATCAGGTCCTGCTTAGAGGCCGTGCCACGACCGAACTTGTAGGGTGAGGAGGCGTCACGCAGCATGACACCCTCATAGCCTAGCTCTAGCTGGACTCGCTCATACTCATCCAGCTCGTCAAGCGATGTGATGATGGTCTGCTCAACCATCACGCTGCGACCCGAGCCGGTGGCAATGTCACGGGCCATGCCGAGACGCTCATGATACGGCTTACCGGGCTCGCGCACACAGTCGAAGACATGGAGGAACACATCGGGCTCACCGTCACGACTCATCACGCCGGACGTCGTGCCGAGGAAGGCACGCGGGTCACGCGGATCGCCCACCAAGAGCTCACCATCCAGTCCTTCCAAGAAGGTCTTGCCAAAGATGGCTTGGACCCGCCGGTTGGGAATAGGCTTGAGGTTGCGGGACACCACAACCCCGTCACGGATGATCGCACGAATGCCATCCAGCTTAGGACTGCCCAGCAGCGGCCAGCGAACGGCGGCGGAGTCGGCCACGGTTGCGGCGAGCATGGGGCGAAAGGCTCTCTCAGTCATGACGGATTCTCCTGTGCTGCAGCTTCCAGTAGCTCGATCAGCCGAAGCCCGTTGCCGCCATAGCCGTCTTCCAGTAAGTTGGCTATGCGACGGGCCGCTTCTTCTGCGCGGTCCGCTGCTTGAGACATGCGGTCAGCCGTGGCTTCAAGCCTATGAACTGCGCGCCACATTGATTCATCATTCATGGCTTGGCACCCCGTGCGTATGAATTGGGTTCAGGTCATCTGCCCAAGAGGGCCAGTCACGGAGAGGACGACGAACCAGGCGAGCCTTGCCGCCTTCGAGGTGGAGGTATTCGGTGATGAAGACACTAGGCTCGGCAGGCGAACCGCCCAGCAGCTCTTGCAGGACGTCCAGGGCCACGCCGACCTCGGACGAGGAGGCTTCTCCAATGTGCTCCATGCCCTGCAGACGCTCAACAACACGTATCAGCGCCCGGGCCTGCAGGTCGCGCCGGTTGGTGTGCTCCCGCACGACGTCGAGGATGGCATCGTCGAAGGGCGACGGGTCCATGTCTTTGCCGTTCTCCGCCTCGGCAACCAGGCGCTCAACGCATGCCTCGTCATCCTCAGCAGCATGCAGCTCGACGAGAGCGTACTCGAGACCACGACGGTATGCGTCACGAGCTGGAGCCCGGCAGTAGCTGTGCTGGCTACGCCATTGGCGGAATACGATGACCAGCAGTATGGCCATTAGCACGATTGAGAGAGTGACCCAGGGGTCGATGTTGTTCATGATGTTCTCCTATTGGTCAACAGCTGATATGAAACGCTTAAGAGCATGGTAGGCCTTGCTATCAGTCTGCCCGTCGATTACAGCATCCTCGACGTAGCCGTTCGTAGTCTGCACCCGCAGCCACGTCCGCTGAGAGGCGGTGATCTTACGGACAAAGTCTAGCGGCACGAGGAAGCCCTTGCGCGATTCTTTTGTTGCAGCCCCGAACTCATTAAAGTTGGTCAAGGGCTGCATGATCGAGAGGTCGTGCGTCTGCCCGTCGATGTTGAGCTTGGCGCCCGTAATGCCCTTGATGTCGTTGAATAGGTAGACGACGAGGATGGCCTCGGCTGGGCTCTTAGACGTCCACTGTGCGCCGAGTCCGGTGCAAAGCATGCCCTTGCAAGCATTACCGTGGCCGCCGATGGCTACAACCCGCGCATTGTCGAAGCCACTACGGGTGACATTGGGGCCAGTGCCTGAGGTAGTTGAGCAGCCTATCAAGAGCAGCCCAACAGCAAAAAGAAGTAATCGAATCATTATTAGCTCCTACCCGGTGTCGCTAAGCCGGGAGATAAAAGAAGGGGCGACGATCACAGTGTATCGCCGCCCCTTCTTTCAGGATGCCATCATTCCCAGCTGGGTCAATCGAAGGCGTCGTCCCATGTACCTTCGATGGCCCCCTTCGAGTAGTCCGTCGCCCGATTCTCGAAGAAGTTAGTATGCTCCTTCCCGAAGACGATCACATCGACCCAAGGCAGAGGGTTGGTGGCCACGCCAAAGAGAGGCCGCTCGCCAAGCTGGCCGAGACGCTGGTCAGCCACATAGCGGATATATCCCTTAACCTCCTCGGCCGTCATGCCTGAGTTGCCGCCACCGTCATACGCCAGGTCGATGAAGGCGAACTCGAGCTCCACCATCCGCTGAGCCACCTCACGAATACGCTCGGAGTGCTCTGCGGTCCGGATGTGGGGGTGTTCGGCCAGCAGCTGGTGATACACCCTCACCATGCACTCGACGTGATGGGTCTCGTCACGGATGGACCAGCTGACGATCTGCCCCATACCCACCATCTTGCCAAAGCGGGTGAAGTTGAGCAGCATGACGAAGCTGGAGAAGAGCTGCAGCCCCTCTCCGAAGGCCGAGAAGACCGCGATGTCAAGCGCCAGACCTTCCAGCCCCTCGCGCTGCTGGAACAGGTACTCATGCTTGTCCACCATCTCGCTGTATCCCATGAAGGCGGAGTACTCCACCTCAGGGATACCCAGCTCGTCGATCAGCATCGAGTAGGCCTGGATGTGCACGCCCTCGCGGGCGGCAATCGAGGCCATCATCATGCGCAACTCGACCGGCTTGAAGGTCGGCATGTAGCGCTCGATGTACCCAGAGGCTACATCGACGTCAGCCTGGGTGAAGAAGCGGAAGATGTGGGTCAGCAGGGACTTCTCCTCTGCTGTCAGCACAGTCTTCCAGGTCTTGATGTCCTCCGTCAGAGGCACCTCACGAGCGAGCCAGTGCATTTGCTCACTCGCTACAAAGGCCTCATAGGCCCATGGATACCAGAACGGCTTATATGCCGCCCGTTTGTCAAAGATACTCGCCATAGTTTACCCCTCGCAGCTCGTGCAACCTTCACCAAGAGTGCATACTGCACCAGACGGGGCCGCGTCGTCCGCCTTCGTCTCTACGGGAGCAGGCTCACGCAGGATGTCAGGCATCACACCGACCGACGTCGCCTTGACAGACGAGGAGCGGAGGTAGTAGAGGGACTTCAGGCCGAGCTCCCATGCACGGAAGTGGGTCTGATGGAGCGTCTTGGTCGAGACGTTGGCAGGCAGGAAGAGGTTGAGGCTCTGCGCCTGGCAGATGAACGGCTGGCGATCAGCAGCCAGTTCGAGCATCACGTTCGGATCGACCTCCGAAGCAGTCTCGAAGACAGCCTTATCGTGCGCCGAAAGGAAGTCCAGGTGCTGTACAGAGCCGCGTTCGAGCACGATCGAGCGCCAGACCTCCGGGTCATCGCGGCCGAGTTCTGCAAGCCTGACCTGCAGTGCCGGATTGCGCACTTCATGAGAGCCTGCCATGGTCTTCTGCACGAAGGCATTGCTGACCAGGGGCTCCGTGCTCGGGCTGACCCCGCCGCAGATGATCGAAGAGGTGGCGTTCGGAGCGATCGCGATCAGGTGAGCATGACGCAGGCCTGTTCCCTTCATGTCCTCAGCTTCACCGCGCTCAACCGCGAGACGCATGGACGCCAGACGAGCCTCGCTGCGGATCGCATGGTAGAGCTGAGCGTTGAACTCGGCAACGTGGGAGGAACCAAGTGCCCAGCCTTGCAGCTGGCAGTAGGTATGGAAGCCAAGGGTGCCGAGACCAATGGAGCGCTCCGACACGACCGACTTGACAGCCCGCCACATCTCGTCAGGGGCGCGCTGGCAGAACACCTCGAGCGCATTGTCCAGCATGGTCACCAGGTCATCGATAAACTGGGTCCGATTCGGCCACCAGTCGTCGAGCTTTGCCACGTTGATGCTGGAGAGGCAGCAGACAGCGGTGCGGTCGGGAGCGGTCGGGAGGGTTATCTCAGTGCAGAGGTTCGAGTGGTGCACGCGGAGGCCCTTATCCTTGAGAGGCTGCGGCAGGCTGCGGTTGGCAGCGTCCACGAAGAAGAGGTAGGGTTCACCGAGGCGAGCACGTTGCTGGAGCATCTGAACCCACAGGCCGCGGGCTTGGACCGTCTCGCGGACGTTGCCGGAGTGAGGGTCAACCAGGTCCCATGGTTGGTCATCGCGCACAGCCTGCATGAAGGCATCACTGATGCAGACCCCGTGATGGAGGTTCTCGTTCTTGCGGTGAACGTCTCCACCCGTGGCCGAACGCATGTTGATGAACTCGACAATCTCGGGATGGGACACATCGAGGTAGGTCGCATGAGCACCGCGACGAGTGGAGCCTTGGTGGTAGGCGATGGCCTGCGAGTCCTGGACGTGCATGAAGGACATGACGCCCGGCGTGTCCACGCCCTTGCTGGTGACTTCACCAACAGAGCGCACGTCACCCCAGTAGGTGCCGATGCCGCCGCCATTAGTCGAGAGGAAAGCGTTCTCCACGAAGTTCTCAGCCAAGCCGCGCACAGAGTCATCGACGTGGTTGAGGAAGCAGCTGATAGGCAGACCGCGGGTCGTGCCGCCATTCGCCAGCAGCGGAGTGGCGAACATGAACCATTGATTGGAGGAGTAGTTGTACAGTCGCTGCGCCAGGGCATCGTCGCCCCCGCTGAACGCCTTTGCCGCCCGGGCCAAGGCCTGCTGACCGGTCTCGCCGGGCAAGCAGAACTGTTTCTTGAGGGTCGTTACCGCGAAGGCACTCATGGCCTCATCGCGGGTGGGGTCGATGTCGATCCCGGTCGCAGCATCTATCATATTCAGGGGCTCCTGGTGGTTGAAGAGAAAGAGCTACGATCTTGACACGTCTCGGGCGTAACGCAAGCCGACAAAAAGGAAAACCCCTGAAGCCTTGCAGCTTCAGGGGTTCGCCAGAGCCCAACCAACCGATCACAGGAGTGTGGAGATGAACGTCAACCACGAATGCAGTGTACTGCAGGAGACCGAGCAGCGCAACCGTCGTTGTCGCCAGGCCCAGGCCTAGATACGACAAAGCCCGCTCGGGGCGGGCTCTGAAGGACAGTGCGGTGTCAGCGGGCCGCCAGGCGCCACACATGCTCCCGTGCAGGACCCACGTCTGGGTTGCCCTGCAGGTTCGCATTGGTTGCGGAGGTGGGACTCGAACCCACGACCTCCGGGTTATGAACCCAGCGGGCTGCCAACTGCCCTACTCCGCGTCAAATGGTGCCGGGCCATCAGGTTAGCCCGTCAGGCCCGGCGTGGTGAGAGGTAGACCTTGCTGCAAAGGTATGGGGCCGAGGCCCTAGCCAGTTCGCCTAGCGCTGTCTCACCGTTCAGCGTGTCGGAAGGTATGGTGATGATAGCGGGCGACCTCGGCCACGGATGCCATCGTTTAGAAGGAGCCCTGCCGGACCTCCTTGCGCTTGAAGCGGACGCGATAGCGGGCCTCGTCAGCGATGTGGTCCTCCACGTCCGAATCGACGTCATCAGGGTCAGCCTCATCGCGCGGGATGGGTACAAAGGTCCTGATAAAGGCGGGACAGCGCTCTGCCACCACGAACAGACCAGGCTTCTCGCGAGGGCCGGCGATCGGCTGATCCTCCTCATCAAGGTTGAGCGCACCCTTGAGCCGCTTGCGTGTCTGCTCCCAGCCCTGCTTGCGTGACCCTGGTCCCTTGTCAGCCTTCTCCCACTTGACGCCCTTGCCAGCCATATCTTTGGCGATGCAGTTGCCGTTCTCCTCGTCGAAGATGGAGGAGTCAGCAGGACCAGGCTTCACGCGGCCCGCCAGGCCCAGGCCTATCTCGCGGAACTTGATGCCCTCAGCGATGTCGGAGGCGAGCATGCGCAGGCCCTCGTTCTCAGCGCCCTTCTTGCAGCCGTACCACTCGCCAATGCGGAACAGGTCGCCCTTGACCGTACTGATCTTGCGACCGCTCGGCAGGGTGAGCTCCGTGCCGTCAGACTCGGCCCACCAGCCCACTGAGAAGGGCTTCGAGGAGCCCCAGTCGAAGGACCTGTCCACCGTCCAGGAGCGTGGCACTTGGAAGACTGGCACGCAGTGGACCTGCGTCTGCCAGAGGTCGTCGAACATGCCGCCCGACGTGATGTCCCAGCTGCCATCGAGCCAGGCCGCGACCTGCGCCGGGTTCGAGGCCGACGCGCGGATGCGCTGGATGTAGTCGGGGTCGGCATCCAGCAGGATGCGGTTCTCGCTGATGTGCCCGTGGATCGCCACGCGGTCGGGCTCGCCGGCCGTCTTGATGATCTTGCCCCGCATGCCAGGCAGCTGCCACCGGTTCTTGACCCAGTTGTGCCCGCGGCCGTACGGGTTGGTCGTGGCGCGCACCTTGCGAGGCATGCCCGCGACCGTTGAGCGGCAGCAGGAGAACATCTTGAGGTACATCTCGGAGGTGGCCCAGTTGGTGAGCTCCTCCCAGCCGATCCACGGGTACGCGTGGCCGTGGTAGTTGTCATAGTCCGCCGGCTTGGACATGTAGCGCAGCAGGAGCTGCTCGCCGCTTGGGAACGTCCAGACGTAGTCGCTCTCGTTGAACTTGGCGCCTGGGAACCACAGCTTGAACCAGGCCTTGGACTTCGCCACGACGTCGGAGAGCTGCTTATAGGTGGAGCGGAACAGGATGCCCCGCCACGCTGCGCCGTAGCCTTGCCCCACGTGCTGGCAGAAGTCAGCCAGCAGCGCGTCAGTCTTGCCTGGGCCGCGGGTGCCCTCGTACAGGGTCTCGAATACCGGACTTGAGAGGAAGAGCACCTGCGAGCCGGCCTGCGCAGCCCACACCTTCACCTCAGGCTGCGCGACCTTCTTCTTCTTTTTCCAGTGCGGTGGGGTGTAGGCCATCAGAGCACCCTCTCCACGCGCAGGATGGCGCGGTCGAACCAGGACGTGAAGTCGTGGAGCCAGTCCGTCAGGGAGCGGTCAAACTCACTGTGGATGCGGGTATGGTCCCGCTCGTCCAGCACGCGGATGAGGTAGTACTCCAGCTGCTCGGCGCGCCAGCCCAGGGTCACCTCGAGGTAGCGGTCGCCGTCCACCACGACGTAGTGTAGGATGGGCTCGCCACCATCAAGGTAAACGGTCTCGGCTATCCTGAGCCCGCGGTCTGGGTGGGTGCGCAGGTACTCCACGCAGTTCTCGTGGCAGCGGAAGTTGAAGAGGCCTGCCTCGGGGATAGGCCTGATGCCCTGGTGTCGGGCACGCAACCGGCGGGCAATCCGCTCTCGGGCTCGTTTGATGGCACGCTGGCGCATGGTGTGTTCTCCTTCTGTTCGTGGCGCGCCCATGGGCAATGCGGGGCGGTGTGACCGTCCCCACCGCAGAGCGCGCAATGCTTCAACGGCGCTCCATCTTGGTAGCGCATTCGATGGTCAGCCCATAGCCGAGGGCCAAGCGGCGCGGGTCTACGTCTTCACCACACCCGCAGGCGCAGCTACCGTCCTCCCTGGGAGCCCATCGGGCCTTGGCCTGGTCATTGCGCAGTCTTTGGGCGTCGATCGCGTCCTGGACGTGTATGGCAGTCTCTGCGCTTGCCCGGTCAATAGGGTCTGGGTGGTGTTCTGCTTCTGCCGTGGGTCTGCTCTCAATCATCGGTTGATCCTTTAGGTTAGATGTGGAAACGCGCCCGACCGGGCGCGCTCATTTAACATACTGCCATGGGTCAGGCTTTATCCTCGCCCTCATTGCCCGCGTACTTGGCTTGCTGCTCGCGGGCAGCATCAGCCCAGGCCTTCGGATCGATCACGCCGGGCACGATGAGAACGCCGCCAGCACCGCCTTCGACTTCCACCTTGTGGTTCTCGCGGTACTTCTCAGGACGGGCACCCTTGAGGACCAGAGCCATCAGCGTGTCGCTGTACTTGCGCACAGTCAACTGGCGCTGCTCGCCCGTCTCAGGGTCCACGACTGTGGTCGGCATGCCTTGGTAGATGACAGGCTCGTCGTAGCCATCCACGGCACGCCGCATGGCCTCTGCCTCGATACGGTCAGCAGCCTCCTCGATCGCAATCGAGTAGAGCTCCTCAAACCACTCGGACTGCTCCCGCCACTTGTCGACCGTGGAACGCGATACGCCCGCAGCACGGCAGCCCTCAAGGACGATGCCACGATTGGCGAAGGTACGCAGGAAGAGGCGACGGCGTTCGATGCTCAGGCGTTCAGAAGCGGAGAGGTCGTCGAGTTCCCACTCCACCAGTTCGAGCTCAGACACAGGACCCCGCTCATGCAAGAAGTCCCGCTGCTCATCTGTCATGTTCTTGGCGGACATCACGTCCTCCTTTCAGTTTAATGGCTTACATGGTGTGATGGTAGCACTCCAGGTCGGGAGCGTAAGCCAGCAGCGATGGCGGAGGTCTCCCCTTGTTCCTTCGTGCGCGAAACTCACCGCCCTTGTTTCGCCGGATTTTTCGACGCAGATGAAGCCACCTAGCTGGAAGACTCAATCGGATTTTTCTACGCAAAGGGCCTCACCCAACTGGGCCCTCGCGCGGCCACCGGAATCGACCACGGATGCTCCGTACGAGGGGAAACTCCCAATCGGCAGCCCTCAGAACAGCCCATGGCGAGCGTCACGACCGAATCCATCAAAAGGCCTAGATTGCTATTTTTACTGGAAAGTTGTTTTTATAGGATTAGATTTATCTAAACCTTTATTATTTAAGGTCTAGATTAAAATAACTAATAAAAACAATAACTTATGATGCAATCTAAGGCATCTAAGCTGTCTAAGCCGAGTAGCCGTGCCGGAAAATCACCACTGAGAAAAGGGTATATTATTTTCCTGGTACAACATCGAGCTCAAGGTCCAGATTGCTCAGATTGGCTCTAAGTCCTTGATTTACATAGCAAAAGCAGTACGAGCCTGGCCTTATAAGGGATCTAGATAGCTTAGATCGTCGCCGCCACAAACAAATGAGGGAGCAGCCGCGAAGCATGCTCCCTCATAATCAGAGACCGTGGCCGACCTCGACGTCAATCAAGGGCATCGCGTGGCCAGTCAACCTTGCTGCCGAACCGAGCCTCGAGCAGACCGCGACAGTGACTCAGGGCAGGAATCTTCGACGCAGACGCGCGGCCCATACGATCGACCTTGACCATGTAGTCCGTATCGTCAGGCTTGACCTGAGTGTTGGCCATCTCGCCATTGAGCAGCTTATTGAGGCGCATCCCGAATGCCACAGGATCAGCAGGACGGTAGACCCGCTGCTCCTTGGCGAACTCCAGATAATCCGCCCGCAGGTGTTCCTTAACCACCACGACGCCCGTCTCATGCCAGTCGCCACGCGCGTTGGGCAACATGCCGTCGAGCAACTTGTTGTACCACCAGCGCTCCCCGTCGTCCATCGTCAAGACCTTCTGGTCGACGAGTGCCTTGGTAGCAGGTACCTCATCGCGAGGTGCCCATCCCTTGATGTCCCGGCTCAGCAGGTCAAACAACATACCCTCGATGCCACCCTCTTCGTAGAGCTGATCGTTCAGCGCCTTGAAGAAGGCCTTGTCGCCGCGCCTCTTGCTATTTACCGCGAAGACCGCAAAGCGGCGTTCACCGTCCAGGCCTGCAGGCACGACCCAGTCACCGTTGGCAGCCATGATGATGTGGACATGGTTCTTGCCCATCACAGCATCACGCCCCTTGCCTTCGTACGCGATCGTCGGCTCGGTCACCAACTGCTTGAGCTTCGCCTCGCCCGCCTTGTCACCGGCCCAGAAGGCTTCATCAGCGAACAGGCAGATGCAGTTCTGCAGGTGGGAATTGAAGCGGCCAACGAGGTGCTCCGGCGAGCTGATGTGGAGGCCGTGCGACCCAGCCAGCATTGCAGCTGCGCGGCCTAGCGTTCCCTTGCCGGTACCCTTCTCACCCTTGAAGCACATCGCGACCTCAGCAGCACGCGAAGGGTGTTGGACCATGTAGGCGAGCCAGTCAAGCACGTACTCATAATGCTCCTGCACGCCATCCACGAGGACGTCGCGGATGAGCTCCTTGAGCAGAGACCAGTCACGCTTGTTGGGCTGCACGGCCCAGCCGCGCCACAGGTTCAACCAGCCTTCATGCCCGCGCTCCGGGTCGAAGATGATGCCCTTGTATTGGCGACGATGCGGGTTGCGAATCCAGTAGGACGACCGAGTCACCAGCTTGTCATGAACCTCCACCAATTGGTTGCAGTAGAGGTTCTCGAAGTCTTCCTTCGTGCTGCGTTGAAAGAAGGGGCGGTTCAGAACCGGGTCCATCTCCTCAGTGAAGATGCGAAACTTGCCGCCCTCCATCACAACGCAGTGGGCTTCATTCATCTCCTCCATGACGGCGGCAATGCCTTCAGCCTTGGGCTCCGCACGAAGGGTAGCGTCGTCGACACCGTGGCCGTGCTCGGAGGGGTCCTCCCAGACGTCGAAGTCGTCCTCAGGGTCGGAGCGGACAACCTCGCCGCCCGCTTCCTGCACAACCTTGTGGAGGAACTTGACCGTGACAGGACGACCGCCCTTGCCCGAGGTGGCATGCAGCGAATCCCAGCGACGGCCGATAATCCATGCGTCATCTTGGTACTTCGCATCTTGCGTGGACCACTCGATGAACTCCTGACGGCCTTCACCATTCGTAGCATGGTGGCACGCCATCATCAGGTCGCGCCACGTGTCATGATCTTGGAAGTCTTCGGCGTCGAGCTGCTCCAAGGTAGCGGCGAGCATCTCTGGTGTGAGCTCGCCGAGGCCCGCAGCATCACCGTGCGCCCGGGTTGGACGACGGCAGAGACGCAGGAGCGTGTCCGGCATCTCGGGCATGTCGTCCAGAGTGGGAGCTAGGTCGTCCCATTCATAGTGCCGACCGTTCGGGTGGACCGAGCCGGCGGATACGACTTGGCGGCCTTGCGACTTGAACTCTACTCCCGGATAGGCTTCCAGGGTATCGAGCAACGATACATCAGCCGGCTTGGTGAACCAGTAGTGATGCCCGCCTGAGCCTGTAATGGTATGAGGCGCAGAGGACAGGTCCAGCCCCACGTCGGCGACAAGTTCGGCCAGGGAGTCGCGGCCTTCGGGGAAGTTGCGCGGGTCGACGTCCAGCACCATAATGGATGCGGGAAGACGGATGCCTGCATTGATGCCATCCCTATCAGCGAGTTGAATGATTCCATCAGAGTCGTATTCACGGGCTTGCCATGCGCCGTCCCTCGGCGTCTTGCCACGGTCACGGCCTTTGCTGTCGACCGCATTCCATGTATGGAGCGGGATCAGCTGCAGGCCTGCTTTAATGTACGCGCGCATGTCCGCCACACGTGGGCGCAGGTTTTTCTTCTTCTTGTCGGTACTCACTCGCGCACCCCCGCTTCCTGGAGGGACACGGGCTGACGGCCTGCCTCTTCAATTAGAGCGCGAACTGCGTCGGCTTCTGTGACCTTCTCAGGGTCGGGACTTTCTCGCCGTAGCGACTCCAGCTTGCCGCGAATGAGGTCGCGGTGGGCATCGGAGAGTCGCAGCGACATCTGTTGGCTGAGTGCCATGGGCGTGCTCCTTCTCAGTATGTGATCGGTTGGGCCTTGGGTGGGCCGGGACTGTCATCTTACCCGGACGTAATGCAATGCGAAACCGTCGGTTGACCCATCTAGGCCTTATAAGGCTCAGATGCCCTAGACCATTGTCCCGTGAACGTGGGTCCGCAGTGCATGGCCTCGGTGTTACGATGAACATCCCTAAACCGCTCAACGAAGGAGAGCAAGATGGACGTCAACGAGTACATGAAGCAGAGCCTGTCCCTGCTGGAGCGCATCGCCGAGGGTATCGAAGCCCTCAACGAAAACGGCGTGCACGTCACCAACTTTGTCCTGCCCGAGGGTACGGACCTGAAGGCCGTCGGCAACGTGGTTCACGCCCAGCCGGCGGACAATGCCAAGTCGGACGAAGCTGACAAGAAGGCCAAGGCTGACGCCGATGCCAAGGCGAAGAAAGAGAAGGCTGACGCCGATGCCAAGGCGAAGAAGGAAGCCGACGCGAAGGCTGCCAAGGAGAAGGCTGACGCCGATGCCAAGGCCAAAGCGGATGCTGACGCCAAGAAGGAAGAAGAGAAGCCGGCAGACACCAAGAAGAAGGTCACGGCCGACGACGCTCGCAAGGCTCTCAAGGCCTATGCCGCGATCGAGGGCAACGACGCTGCAATGGAACTGCTGACCAGCCTTGGCGCCGGGTCCATCACAGCCCTGGCCGAGCAAGGCGACGACAAGCTGGCTGAGCTGGTCGCGAAGTGCGGGGGCTGAACGAGATGAGCGATCAACCCAATATGAAGATGCCCAAAGACGCAGCGCAGATTGTGTTCTGGTTCAAGGGCCTTCCGCAACCGACCGCCTTCCTGACGACCCGCGAGGAAGCAGACAAGGTGGTCGCCGGCTTCAAGCATGGCGATGAGTCGGTCTCGTTCATGTCGTACCCCGACGGTCGTGGCGTGCGCTCTGAGAGCGTATTTGAGGTGGACAACCTCCGCGGCGTGACCATCGAGTATCCGACCATTCAACTGGTAGGAGGCTGACCATGCCTAGCGCCCACGCAGTACGTAACGCGTCGGGGGCAAAGCGCTGGATGAACTGCCCGGGCTCCATCAACATGGAGCACGGCCGTCCCAATAACTCCTCCGACGCCGCCCGGCTCGGTACTGCTGCCCATGCTTTGGGTGAAGCGTGCCTGCTGGATGGCTCGGAGGCTTGGGAATGGCTAGGCGGTCGAGTCCGGCTCGATCCCCGCGAACAGGCCGAAGTCTATCGGCCGAAGCAGCCCTACATGGGCGAAGATGATGGTGACAAGACTGTCATCGTTCCGGTCCATGCGACAGAGGATGGCTTGCCTCCTCAGGGTCATGAGGACTTCCCGATCGATGCCGACATGGCGGATGCTGTCCAGGTCTACCTGGATGCCGTCCGTGAAGAGATGGTACGGCTGGGCGAGCATGCTGAGCTGCAGGTCGAGAAGCGCTTCAACCTGTCATGGCTTGTAGGCTATGACTACGACGAGGCCGAGGA